TGGCCCGCAGCCTTTTTCTATCACACAGATTACAAAACCGCTTTCCGGTATCATTACCATATATGCCCGGCATATTGCCTACAAGCTGACCGGAATTGTTGTCTCGCCATTTAAGGCAAGCAGCTGTCAATCGGCACTGATTGGCTTAAAGGAAAATTCGTCAACGGAAAACCCTTTTGATTTCTGGACGGACAAATCTACATCGGCGGCGTTCGAGGTATCGGTTCCTTCTGCGGTTTGGTCATTATTGGGGGGCTCAGAAGGGTCCATTCTCGATGTTTACAGGGGCGAATATGAGTTTGACCGCTTTTCCGTGAAGCTGTGGAACAAGCGCGGAAGGGACAACGGCGTCACAATCCGTTATGGCAAAAATCTGACGGATTTGCAGCAGGATGAGAATATTTCCAATGTGGTGACCGGCATTTATCCATATTGGAAGGGCAGTGATGGAACGCTTGTTGAGTTACCGGAAAAAATAGTCAATGCTCCAGGTACTTATAACTTCCAGCAAATCGCTCCCAAAGATTTCACCACGGATTTTAAAGAGCAGCCAACAGAAGAGCAGCTAAGAGAACGTGCACAAGCCTACGTCAAGAATAATGATATAGGCATACCAGCGGTTTCAATCTCCGTTTCGTTCCAGCCGTTGGAGCAAACTGAGGAATACAAAGACCTTGCCCTGTTAGAGCGTGTGAATTTAGGCGATACGGTAACGGTAGAATATCCTAGCCTCGGTGTCTCAGCAACAGCAAGGTGCGTTAAGACCGTTTATGACGTTCTGAAAGACCGCTATGAGAGCATTGAATTAGGACAGCTAAAAAGTAATATCGCTGGTACAATAGCTAACCAACAACAGCAAATTCAAGATTTTCCTAATTCAACAGTTTTTCAGCAGGCTGTGGATAACGCCAATGGATGGATTACCAACGGGCAAAAGGGGGAGATGGTGGCCATACAAAAAAATGGGAAATGGGTTGAGATTGCAAGCCTAGATACCGGGGACATTGCCACAGCTCAAAGCGTTTGGCGTTGGAACAATGGAGGTTTTGGACATTCTAACACAGGATATAATGGTGATTTTATTACCGCACTAACAGCAGACGGCAAAATCAACGCCAGCATGATCCTCGTAGGGGAATTGTGGGCCAATCTGATTAAAGCCGGCAGAATCCAAGGGCGCACTGCAAATGGCCCCTATTTTGATTTAGATGCCAATAACGGTCAGGGAGAGCTTGCGGCGTCGGTACTAAAGGGGGTGGGTGATGGGAGCACCACCACGGCCAGAATCGGAATCGGAACCTATGCGGGCGGTGAAACCTATGAAGGCATGCGTGTTGCTACCACGTCAGGAGCCGGCGGAGGCATCATGATGGCTATTAGCCGGAGTCAAGGAGACTATACGCTTGCGAACGACGTGGACCTTGCTTCATCGGGAAATCTGACAGTTCGCTCTCAAAGCATACAGTCTAATCCCGGAGGAAACAATTCTATCAACATGACCGGAAACAGCACAACTGGAGAAGGAACTATTAGTCTTCAAAGAGGAAAGCGCGATGGGGCAAGCAATGTTCTTTTCTCCGATAAAGACAGAACGTATATACAATTTACATCCTCCAGCGGAAAAAATACATGGATTGAATTAACTGGAAATAGAATCGGTTTTGGCACAGATGGAGTAGAGCGCGGCAGCCTGGACGCAAACGGCTGGCATGGCCAGGGAACAACAAATGGATAAAGAGGTGAAAATATGATAGAACTAGCAAACGGAATGAGCCTTCCAGAGGGTGCGGTTGTCCAATCGATAGTATGCCATATGGACAACGCCCAGGAATATTCAGCGATTGTCGAGCGCATACAATACGACAAAACCCTTCCGGTTATTGAGGTTTATTTATCAAGCGGCGGCGTCCCCTACGAAGTACCGGAAAATGCGACGGTTTCTGTCCGCCTCCGTAAAGGAGACGGTAAAGGCGTATATAATCCGGCACTTGGATTAAGCGAGGATCGCACAAGGGTATACATAACTATCACTCAGCAGATGACGGCTGTTCCCGGTAATTGCCGGGCGGTTGTTGAGGTCGCGGCCGGCGGCGGGGTAATCTGCGCCAGTGAGTTCTTGCTGAAGGTCACGGAAAACCCGGTTCAAGAGGGAGCGATTGAGAGCGAGGATGAGTACCTTACTCTCACCGAAATTCTGGCCCAGGTACAGCAAATGCATGGCGACGTAGAAGGATGGAAGGATCAGACGCTGGACTATAAAAAGCAGGCTGAAAGCATGGCGATTAATGCCGTTGCAAGCGCAAGCAGGGCTGCCGATTCTGCAACCAACGCAGCCGATAGCGCGGCAAAAGCCGGTACATCGGCCACCAACGCAGCAAATAGTGCCGCTCAAGCTGAGGAAGCCTCTGAACACTATCCTACAATTAGTTCGGATGGCTACTGGCAGCTGTGGGACCCTGCTTCAGGGAAATATGTAAAGACAACCCAAAAAGCTCAAGGACCAGAGGGACCGACAGGGCCTCCAGTAGACACAAGTACACTTATTTCACAGGCTGAAAAAGGCGCAGCCAACGGCGTAGCCACGCTCGATTCCGGCGCTAAGGTTCCCGTGCCGCAAATCCCGGCAGCCAATTCCCTTCAGGTGTTGAACCTGGGGCCTATCCCTACCAGTGACAGGCTGCAAACAGGCCAGGATTTAAATAATTATATAACGCCGGGGAGCTACTGGTGTACAGGCACCGCTATTGCGGAAAGCTTGATAAATTGCCCTTATAGAGGAAGATTTAAGCTGGTGGTAGATGAGGCTTCATCTGGCGGAGAAATCGTATATCAATACATTATCCCGGGCCATACAGGCGAGAATTCGGTATATACGATATATTACCGCGTCCGTGATATGCTTTGGATTCCCGCGTCTCCCTGGGGCGATTGGAAAACGTTACTCAGTGTTGTTGGGGGAAACAAGAACAGTATACAACAGACTTCCGCTCTTCTCAACCTGAGACAAGAGGAAGGCACGTGGACGCCGGTGTTGATAGCAAGGAGCGGCCCGGCGGTAAGCTATACAATTACCGAAAATCGCGGCTGTAAATATTGGACGCTCGGCGATTGGGTCTATATTACCTGTTATCTACGTGTAAGGATTACTGCTGCTGGTGACGGGAGTTCCGGCAGCAGATCTTATGCCGGAATACAGGGGCTGCCCTTTGCGGTATCAACCGAAAGCAGGTACCCCATTACCGTGACAGAGCTGTATGGCTGCGTCAGCAATAATTGGGATGTCGGATATATCGATGACGACGGCGGCAGCTCCGTTTATTTTCAGAAAGACGACGGAGCCGCACAGGAATGGTGGATGGTTAACTCTTCTACCGATGGCGGTATTAATTTTTGCGGCTGGTACAAGAAAGCGACATAGAGAAAGGAGGTGCAGGAAAAATGTACGAAGAAATCACTTTGCAGGACCTTGACCGGGATAAGGTCAATGTAATGAGGCGAAAGTATATCGAGCTGGAAGGGACAAGCTACCCCATCGGAGATATTTTCCGGCGGTCGTATGCGAACAGCGCGAATGGGCGAAAGCAGGTCCAGGAGGAGATTGCGGAGCCCTACTTCAGCGCCGTTATGGCGGTATGGGGAGAAGAACCCACGGTATTCCCGGAGGAACCGGAAATCATTGAAACGGAGGCATGAAACATGAGCGAAAGCATTTTGGAAATCGAGCTTGGGCCGGGCGAGGAAATCAGCGCCGAAACAGCCAAAGAGCTGAGCAACGGAAAGGGTGAAGAGCATGAGTAACAGCGCATTGGTGAACTATACCTGTATATCCCCTAACAGCAATAATCCGCGGAACGCCAGCATAAAAAAGATCACCATCCACCACATGGCGGGCAACCTCTCTGTTGAGACCTGCGGGAAGATTTTTGCCAGCTCCGCCCGTCAGGCTTCCTCCAACTATGGGATTGGAAGCGACGGAAGAGTGGGCATGTATGTGGAAGAGAAAAACCGCTCCTGGTGCAGCTCCAGCCCGTCAAACGACCATCAGGCGGTGACAATCGAGGTGGCCAACGATGAAACCGGCGGCGACTGGCATGTAAGCGATAAGGCTCTGGCTAAGCTCATTGACCTCTGTGCGGATATTTGCCAGCGAAACGGGATCGATAGGCTGAACTATACAGGGGACACCGCCGGCAACCTAACCATGCATTGCTGGTTTTCCGCCACCTCCTGCCCCGGC